TCATCTTCAACAACTTCTTTAGTATTTCCACTCAATAATCCCATTTTCTAACCTCCTATGCATTTACTGGATCAGTAATCTTAATTTCACTGCATACAGCAATATTTAATGTAAATTCAATAACACCATTGACTCCGCCACCAGTTCTTTTCAAAGAAATTTGGCCATCAAATTCTGTGGTAGTTCCATCTTTCAATGTTTCTTTGAATGATAGCGTATCACCAGCTTCTTCATGTTTTCTTAAAACACGATATGGACTGTTTGTTGATGTATTGTCATATTTGAATTTATATGAAATGTCTCCCGGGTCGCCAATTCCCATTTCATAAACTTTTTGTTTGTCCGCTAAAGTAGTATTATCTACTTTTTCAGGATCACTACCAATTTCAGGAATTTCTTTTAATCCTTCTAATTTTGTATATGACGAAGGATTACCTGATGTTGCTTTATATTCTAATGTCGCACCGTTTGCTAACATATTTCTTACCTCCTTAATTAATAAGCGTGATAAATAAATTTCTTATTACAATCTATAATTGCTTCATATCTCATTTGTTTATGTTTTAAACCACTTGGATCAGGAACGTCGGAACAATATGTTCTTAAAAATCCTAAACCAGCCATTACTTCATCAACATCACAAGCTGTTTGTGAAGTGCTTTTGTTATCCCAAATATCAATTCTGTAACGAATGAAAGAAGATTGTTCTTTATCATCCGTAAATTCCTCCGGTTTATTTTCTTCCTCAACATATTGAACTGCAGGTAAATCCACCCAGCTTTGAGGATAAACATCACTTACATTTTTGAATTTTTTAGAAAGTTTACTATAAACGATATCTTTAACATTTATCATTTTTTACAAATCTCCTTTAGTTTTTTCTTAAATAACCTTTCGGTATTTTTCATAATTTTATCTTCTTGATCGTGAAGTGCTGGATACATAAAAGGTCTTGCCATTTGTCCTCTAGTGTAATAACCAATTACATCACCATTTTTATAAGCAACTCTAAAGCCGTACGATTCAGCTTTATCAACTGTCATTGCATCAGCAGGAATCATCCACCCAGTTTGCCTATAACGAGGTGATACATTTGGAGAAATACCTTGATGATTTGCTTCTCCGTTAGGACCTGTACCGAGTTCATAATAAGGACCATGTCCTGAGTTGGTATAAACACTAGATTTTGCTTTTTTTTCATCAATTTCATTTTTTATTTTGATTGATCTTGCTAAAGAACCACTATCACTAGATATCAATAATCTAGCCTGAGATTGTACCATCACACCTGCTTGTTTTACAGCAGTCGTTGCTACTTCTTGACTAATTTTCGTATCCATTTTAGATAGCTTATTTATGAGATTATTAAAGTCATTATTCGTCATAGTCTTTCTATCTCTATAGCCTTAAAACGCTTAAAATTTTGAATACTGATGACTTTATAACTGATACCCTCATAAATAATCATGTCATGTTCTTTGATTGCTAGAGAGCCATAATAATGCATGTTCAAGATGCCATTTATCCGCATACCATAAAGCTCAACTTGAAGTTTTGAAGATGCCGGCCATATAAGTGCTACATCATCTCTTGCTTCATTACTATAGAATTCAATAACATTACCCTCATTATCTTTTTCAGCACTGTAGGTTTTAATTTGAAACTTCTTGAGACTTCTTTTTTTCATTCTGTAATCTCCTTGCCATAGCTGATAAACGATAGTTGGAAATACCTGAAAGAACATCATCTTCACTTAGATAAGATTCGCTTTCTCCACCTTCATTGTAAGAGCTCAACCCTTCATTTCCTTGCTTGTTATAGCGAACAATTGCAAGTTTTAAAACATAATCATTAAGATCATCAATCAACTCACTACGATTTGTTTTGGATAAAACTGTTCGTTTTGAACTTAAAAGAAAAGAAGAAACCAAATCATCATTAGTTTCTCCTGTTAAACTTTTAAATTCTTCCTTTAGATTATCCATTTTGCGCTTCTTTGATTACAGCAATCAATTCATCTTTGTTAAGTGAGTCAATACTTTCAATGCCTAATTCAGTAGCCAATGCTTTTAATTCATCAACTTTCATTTTAGATAATGATTTCTTTCCAACAACATTATCATTCGTTTCTGAAGATGAAACCTCTTTATATCCTAAAGATAAATACTTCTCTAACTTTTCATTTTCAATGATTCTTTCAACATTTCCATTAATAACAATTTTCATTCAAAAGGCCTCCCATTATGCGACATCTTTAATATTTAAATAAACCAATGGTAATGTATTATCTTTTTCCCAAACATCATGGAAACGTCTATAATCCATTGACCATGCATTAGCTTTTTGGTTTGTATTAGGGTCAAAAATACGCATGATATCTTGTTTAGAAACTGCAATTGCACCTGATTTAGGAATAATCATAAAGTTGATATCTTTTGCACTTGTTCCTTTTTTATATCCACCCGATTCTTGACCACTTGTTTCACCGTCATTCATTTGGATGGCAGTATACATACGATTTTGAGGCGTTTCAATAATTGCACACTTATCAATTGCTGGAACAGTTAAATCAATCCCACCGACTGAAATTGTTGCTGTTTGCATTTTTGTTGATAGAAACATTTCTAGCTCTAACATAACATCTCCAGTTGCATGAATGATTAATTCACCATTGTATCCTGCATCTCTAATTTTTTTGATACCTGTTTTCATTTTTCTTAAAATAGTTGATTCTGCAGGAGTATAACCATATTCAATCATTCCTACCTTATTTGCTGCAATAACATCTGTTGCAATTTTTGATAAACGATATGCATCAATTTCAGGAACTACATGCATTCTTTGAAATTCTCCCATAGCTGTTGAAGCTGTTACAACAAAATTTGTTTCGTCAACAGATACTGCATCTAACGTGAATTTACGGCCACGATCTTGTGTCATTTTTCTTGTTTCGTATTCTAATGTCACAGAACCTTGTTTATATCCATTATCTCTATCGTAATCCCCTAATCCTTGTAAAGACATTTTAGGAATTTTAATTTCAGCACCACCATTATAGATTACTTGTCCTGCATTTTCTTCCATCCATCCTGTTAATGCTTCATGAGTTGCTACTTTATCTAATGTTGTTTGAAATAAAGTAGCTGTTGCTAATGTATTAATTGACATAATTTATAATCCTCCTATTTGCCCATCATTTTTTGATAAACCAATTCTTCATCGGTTAATGTTTTGTCTTTTGCTTTTTTCATTGGAGCATTGCCTTTGATTTTTTCTTCAACTGCTTTTTCTACTGCAGTTTGAAAAGCTTTTTCTACTGTTTCAATGCTCTTTTTACAAGATTCCGCATCAGTAAGATTAAGAATTTCAGCAAGTTCAGTTGGAATTCCTTTATCAGCTAATTGAACTTTAGCTTGAGCAGTCAATTCTCTGCGAGTAATTGCAGCTTCTCTATCATCTAATTCTTTAATTCTTTTTTCTTCCTGATACTTTTTCTTTTCTTTGTCGCTCATAGTTTCTAATTTTTGAGCTTCAGTTTTTTGATCTTCTAATTGTTTTTCCCAAGATTTACGTTCTTTAGCAATTCTTCCTTGAACGATTTTGTCTAATTCTTCTTGAGTAAAAGTTTTAGATTGTTGACCAGTTTGATCATCATTGACTTGACCATCGTTTCCTTGTTCATCATTCCCTGAATCATTTCCGGAACCATCATCAGCAAACATTTGAATGTTTAAAGGAAATAAAAATTTGTTTTTCATAAAAATCCTCCAGTTAAGGTCCGTAAGACCATCCCATCTTTTAATGTCATAAGTTTTTGGACATATAAAAAGACAATCAATTGAGATTGCCTAATTATCACTTTCTTTAATTACTTCTACTACTTTCGCATCTAAAAGCTCTTTGATACGTTTTTTATCATTGACTTCAAATACATCACCTGTAATACGTACAACACCTGTATTTTTATCAATCATATTTCTAATAACTTTTAATTTAGCCATAAGCTTCTCCTAAAATAAAAAACAATCATTCGCGATTGCCATATTTTTTCTTATTACGTTCTAATGATTTATTTTTAGATTTAGGTGGTGGTACATAACAGTCATATTTTTCATGACGAATGCGTCCGCATATCATACACATGTATTAAATTTTCTTAACCAAACAACACTTCTCTTGCTATCAAAATATTGCTCGGTACGATATTCAAATTCTTGATGACGATGTGGTCTTAACCCTTGTGCCATTAAAATACCTCCTCCCCTTAAAGTTCCTTTTTAAGCTTCTTTAAAAGATTCTTAATTCTAAAATTAGCTACACTATAAAATACTAAACTTAATAAAACGATTGATACTTGAATCAATAACGGACTTAATACAATCCACCACGACCAAGTTATAAAGCCTAATATTTTTGCTATAACAAAAATAATTAATAACGCATTTAACATTGTCGTTCTCCTTTCTTAAATTTAGGTAAAATAAAAACCGACTACTTGTCGGTTAATTCACTATACTTACAGTTTTTACACTTTTGAAATGCTTCTTCCATTTTATCATCAGGTATTTCATTAAGTTCAGGGACAGCATCTTTCTTAATTAACTTACATATCCCAAGAAGAGATTCATAGCACCATTCGCAATCAATGACTCGTTCAAATACAGGACAATATCTATCTTCTTCAAAATCAACTTCTTCTATTTTTTCCATTTTTTCATAACCTCCAATATTGCCATGTAATTTTCTCCATAATCGGTATATTTCATACCTGTTTTAAAGACCCATCCTTCATCTCTTTTGACAACAACTGCAGCACCTTTACTAGAAATATATAATCTTCTTTTACCGTTCCATTGATCAAACATAACTTTTGCACTATCAACGTATGCTTGTAAATCATCTGACGTAATATTTCTTTCCATCATTCTCTTGAAAATATGATCCTGTTCTTTTTTTGATTTAGTATCTTTTAATACATATCCATTAATCCTTTCTGCTACTGATGAGTTACCAGGAGCATAATCGTTTATTCTATGCAATAAAAAATCATTATAGGATGCTTCTTCATTTCGACTTTTAAAAGAATAAAAGCTTTTTAAATCATTGAATTTCTCAATATCATTATACTTCATATCTTGAAATTTAGATAGTGAAGTTGGCATATTTTCTTTGCCTAAAACATTCATATACCGTTGATATTGTTTCCTATCATTGGATAGGTTCTTTGTCTTTTTCATAAAAGTATCAACAGTATCTACACCATGCTCTTCTTGTTGCCTTTTTAACCATTGGTTATAATCTTCTTTAAGATCAACAACTTCATCTCTACCAGTAATAGGATTACGTTGCCTTTTCTTCATTGCGTCCGTGATACCTTCAATATAAGCAATCATATGTGAACGACAATTAGGATGAAGCGGTGGAACATTGACACCTACCTGTGCTTTTGATATTTCAACAATGCTTCTATCATGTTGTTGACAAATCTTTGATGTCCTGCTGTCATGAACCGCTATAAACATTTCCTTTTCAATCCCTGCATCTTCATATGCAAGCTGGTCGGTAAATGCGGACATTGCTGCACTTTCAGTTTGGATAAGCCTTCTTGCTTGAAAAGCACCAACTGCAAACTTATTCATAATGGTCTCGGCCATTTCTTTTTCAGTTTTGTTAGTAAGAACACCCATCATCATTTCTTCTTTTAAAGAATCGGCCAATGCACTTGTATTGTTCCAAATTCTATCGGAGTAATTTTTACCACTCCATTTAGATTTTAGTGTCTTATCTATTAAACTTGCATCTAATTCATCAAACGAATAAGCAACACCCATTCCTTGTTGAAGGTTATAAACATCTTTGTAATATGCATTAAAAGCACTGTTGATATAACAATCAGTGCTCTTATCTTTTTCTATGTTGTAAACCTTTTTCATCAATTGATCCAATTGATTTTGCATATTTTCAAGTCGTTTAATTCTATACTGATAAGCAGGTGCATCCAACTTTTTTAGTAATACTTCATGTTCTTCACTTGTTGGATTATTTTCAAGTCTTTTCTTTAACTCAGCATAATCAAACTTAGCATGCCCAGGATCTCTTGTCACCTTAAAAAGCAAATCTTTAGCTTCAGCATCGGATAATCTATGAGAGTCTCTAAAATTATCATAAATACCTTTGATTTTATCTTGGGTATAACTACAAGCCTTACTATAGATACCCGATATATAATCACTTGTAACTTGCGCATCATCTAGGATATCATTAAGCTTTTCTTCTTGGCGCTTTTTCCAATAATCTTGATTTTTCATATTAACCAAACTTTCTAATTAGAAACGCTAGAACTTTGTTTAGCATTTTTACTATTGGAAGCATCATTCTTTGTGCCAATGTCATTTTGTGTTTCATCATTCTTATCCTCCTCATCTTTGTTAAAAGGTTCATCATCTTGCTGTTTAAACATTTGTTGTTGAAGCTTGATGTTTTCCTCATTTTCCTGTTTTACCTTTTCAACTTCACTTGGTGCATCTTCTACAAAAGGAAGTTGTTCAATAAGTGTTTCAGTTGAAACTTTTCCGCTTAAATTAGCAATCATTTGAGCAAGCTCATTCAAGTTTTTAGGAAGCTTACGAGTAAAGGTAATCTTGACATTGTTAGGATTAATTGCAATTGCTTTAAGATTCAAATAATTGCAAAACAGCTCAATCCTGCGTTTTAATCCTTTCTTGTAGTATTTTTCCTTTTCTCCCGTAATCATTTGTAAACCAAGTAATTTATATTCCATGGCCACACCTGAACTGTTACCAACAAAGTTTTCATCAGTTAAGTTAGGAACATGAGAAAATGTATAAATATCTTCCTTAATGGCTTTTCTTAAAACTTCTAATCCGTTTTCATCAAAAGTTCTTGAGAGATATTCAGCTCTAGCTTCTGCAGGAAGTTCAAGCAATCCATTTTCTTTTAAAATCTTCATAACCTCACTTACTTCCTCTTCATCATCACCTAACAATGAACCATAGATAACAAGTAAAGCTTCTACAAACTGTTCTTTATCATTTACACGATCACTCATGAGTTTGTTGTAAGAATCAATCAAAGATATTTGCTGTTCAAAGTCCCCAATACATAACTTGTTGTTGCGATACTCAATGATTGGTACATTACCAAAGAAATGAGGATTAGGTTCATTTACTTTTCTATGATTTTGACCACTACATTCCAGTATCATTGTGTTGACATAATTCTTAGTACAAACCGTTGCACGATAACAATGTTTGCTCGTAATCGCATCTTTGTAACGGTAATAATAAACGCCAAATAAAAGATTTTGTTCAATCGTGTCATCATATACAAGAAACGTATGATCCGCTTCTAAATTTCTAACAGCAATCTCGGTTGAATCCTGTTTAGCGTAGACATATTCATAAGCAACACCACAAACACTCATATCATGTGCATTATCACCATCTACATCATCAACATCCGCTCTGTCAAAAGCTTCAGTTAATTTATCAATGCTGTTTTTATCGCTATCATCATAACTACTATAAGAAATAGGACTGTTCATAAAATATCCAGTAGCGGTATCACTGATATCTTTAGCATGATTACAAACAACCTTGTTATTTGCTGCAGTCTTTAATTTCTTTTGCCTATTTCTAATATCATGTTGTGCTTCATAATACCTTTGGCATTTCTTTATTTTTCCAACCAAGCTATGATGCTTTGTTATCAACTGTTCAATTTGAATCATGTTTAGTTCTTTTTCATCATAACTTGAACTATCTATTGTGAATGTATACACGTGGATACCTCCTAATTTTCATATCTAGCACGGTTCTTTCCTGCTCGACCTTTTGATTGGATAATGTCTTCTTCACAGCCATATCGTGCAGCATCAATCGTGTGGTTATTTTTATCTGGAAAATCTCCTTTAAGATTTCCTTCCTTATCTTTTTCAATTTCATAATCATTAAACTCCCTTGAAGCATTAGGACAACGAATTGGATCAATAACAATTTCTTCTAAATCCTGAAGCCATTTGATACCATTTTCTACACTGTCAGGTCCTTTCTTTGCACCTGTTACTCTTAGTCCTAATAACTTAAATTCATTGATCGTACGTGGTTCAGCACTATCACAAGTAACAAGTTTATTTAATGGATTAAGCTTTTTGATTTTCTTAACTGCTTTAGCATTGGATAAACGAGTACCATAGACTTCTCCAAAAATAAAAAGACGTCTTCGCGTCTTGTCATAATGCATTTTTAAATATGCCAATGGATCTCCAGCATAACCAAAGTCCAATCCGTTCTTTAATCTATCAAATGTTTGAATTTCTTCATCTTTGATTTCTCTAATACATAAGTTGGTAAATACCTCTCCACCTGTACCAGTAACTTCGCCTAAATAATCATGACAGTATTTTTCAGGCTTAACTTTTTTCATATGTTCAGCTTCAATTAAAAACTGTTCTCCAAGCCATTCTTTCGGTGCCTGAAGATACGTGGTATGAGATACCAATGTATCATCTCGTTTAACTAAAACTTCTTTGTTACACCAATTTCTTTGACTTTCAGGTGGGTTAAATGAATAAAACACACAATATTCAGGACCACCTCGAAGTAAAGACTGATTGATATTTGTGATCTTGTCATGACTTTCAAACTCATCACATTCTTCAAACCAAACATATTTTATGTAACCTACAAACACCTTTGTTGATTTCAACTTTTTAGGATTGTCAGCACCTTTAAATATAATAACTTGTCCTGTTGGTTTGTAAGTCATCTGCAGTTTTGAATCAGGTATCTCCCAATCATTTTCAACTTTCATCATGTAAATAGCCCACTTGATTTGTTCATATACCGAACCCCTCAATGTATCTTTTACACGCCTGATAACAACTGCATTGCTCATCAATCCCTTTTGTGCATCCCTCATGATACCTAAAGGAATTTCAGTACCAATGAATGAAGACTTCAATGATCCACGGCCACCTTTTAACCAATAGTGCGTGTAATCATTGTTTTTGATATGCTTATGAACATCATAGAAAGCAGGACCAATAATGGACTTTAAACTAACTTTCATCTATATCATCTACAATTACTGTTTGACCGTTTGAAGTAATATCAACATTGTCCCTAAACATACCAAAACGTTTACCAAGTAATTCAGCAGCCTTTAACCGTTCCTTTTCATCAGGCGGTTTAGCAATGACTTCTTGAAAGCCATCACCTGCTAGAGCAAGAACATTTGATTCGCTTTTGCCTCTCATGACAGATGTAAGATATTCCATGACTTCTTGAATATCTGCAGTATTTTCATTATGGATTTCTTCCAGTCGCTTGTTGATGTATTCAGCAATATCTTTTTGTTTAAGAAGTTTGTTTGCCCGAACACCAGCAACATTATCATTCTTAATCGTTTTATATACTGTTCTATAAGCACGTGTGCCATTTAGATCAATTAAATATTCGTCACAAAACAATTTTTGTTTTTCGGTCATAATGACACACCTCCTTTGTTTACTGTTGGTTGCAGGACTAGGAGTCAAACCTAGAATACAAGCTTAAGAGACTTGCGTGATATCTTTTCACTATCCTGCCTTGTTTTAGGTAAAAGAAAAGCCCTATAGAATAGAGCTTTTAACAAAGATTTACCATTTAGAACGAAATGTTGTGAGTGGTTAAAAAGTTCTTTTTCTTTTCTCTTAAAACCACAATAGCATAATAACATGGAAATTAGGGTTCATACTAGGTCCAAATTGGGTCCACTTTTAATAAAAAGTTATCATTCTTGATAAAAGTAATTTTATTTAAGGTTTTAAATACTATTTATAAATAGTTTATAATACTCCTTTAAGAGCATTTCAATATCATATAATATTAGACATTTTAAAATAAAATGTGATAAAATAGAAAAGCACATACAAAAATGTGCAATACATCACTACGGAGGTACTAGCAATAATATGAAAACTACATCAAGCAAATTATCAGCTTTTGATGTAAAGAAAGGTATTATTAAATGGAATATCTTGTGATGCTCTTTTTAATCCTAGTAGCAACTAGAATGTTACTTGATTAATATCAATTTTACAAAAAAAAGCTGGTATCTAAGTAGCGAAAAAGGAAGAACGGCCATTCTTCCTTTTTCTTTTGTGCTCTTTTTCTCAATTATACAAAAATGCTGTCGTCGGGACGATAAAAGAACTAGATCATATGTATACTATATTTTATTTTTATATTAGTACATTTTTCATTAATATATATTCCTATATTAAGTTTATTAATATATTTTTATAATTATTCTATTGCTATATATTTTTCCCTTGACTACATAAATAATATAACACATTCAAAGAAAAAATGAATAGCTTTTTATCGAAAAAAAACGACTTTTAGGTACATTTAGCGCCATATATCGCCCTTTTAGCGACTTTTAGAACATTTTAGTAACAAAAAATACCATTTTATTCATTTTTGATACTTTCATAAAATTTATTATTCAATTTTTCAAGTGATGGGTAGTTCTCCATGTCAAGATATTTAGATAATTCTAAACAAGCCTTTGGAAACTCTCTTTTGTACGTTGAAACACTTATGCAAAAAAATTCATCAAGAGTTTTAATCATTTCTGAATATCCTTTTGAACACACATACGTTCTAATAATGTTTCTATGCCTCGCATTGAGCAAATAGAGCAATGACATATATTTATCCATTTCTTGATTAAATAGCGCCACACGCTTTGTTAGAAGCTCTCTACGTAACATATTAGAGGTGATTTGTTCTCCTTTTGATTTTGAAAATCCTCCTGGCATTTCATCACTATACTTAATTGATTGAGGACTTGGGATGTCCTCTATTTCAAAAGTCAAAGAAAACTTTTCAAGATTGATTTTTCTCAGTCCCTTCAGATAACCCTTAACTTCTTTGATTGTTTCTTTTTCTTCTTCTGTAAAATTCATCCCTTGTCCTCCTCTTAATTCTTATTTTCTTTCTGTTTTCTTTTTGATATGGTGTCTTTCTTCATACCACTCAATATCATCTTCAACACGCTTTAATAAATTCTTTTCTCTTATTAGATCCTTTTTACTAGCGTTTGGTCTAGTAATGTAATACTGTAGCGCATGTTTGATTGTTTGCATTCTTCTGTATTGATTACCCATTTTTATTTCCTCTTGTATATTTCATTCCACAACTCGTGGTTTTCTTTTTGTAAAATATTATTTCTTTCTTTTAAGGTTTTGATATACAAAGCAAAGTCCATTCTTTCGCTTTTATATTCACTGATCATTATTACTAACAATCCTATGATAAAAAATAGCATTCTAATGAGGATAGCCATAAAAGCAATCATTCTTCCATTACCTTTGGAATAGTAATTGGATAAAACCTGCCATTTTGAAAATATGTAATTGCTTCTTCCATATCATGATCTATAAAATCAATCCTAGTTGTACTTTTGTCTGTGCCCTTTATCTGAATAATTGTTCTAAATGCAACATCAATTACAAACATATCTTCTTTCAAATCCTCAAATTTAAGAGGTTGAGGAGTAAAATGCTCCTCAATCAACTTTTTTAACTCATTTTGATCTTCATTTATTTCATTAATACCATTAGGACCAATGTTAGCTCTATGAGCATATCCAGCGATATCATCCAATAAACTCAAGCATCTTTCTTTAGTCAACATCTTCAATCACCTCATATTCATCTAAAATATCTTGAATTAAAGTAGGCTCTTCATCTTCCCATTTAACAAACTTGAAACATTCATCAAAGTAAATCCCTTTAATCTTTTCGGTTGTCCACCATTGGCATGGTATTTTACGTGGTTTTGTATCATAAGCAAATAGTGCTTTGCCATTATCTCTAGCAATATATTGGTAACCATGTTCAATATAATATTTTAATAATTCATATTCTAAACGAGATAACTTGATTGGCTCTTTGTATTCTTCATAAAGCCATTCAAAGCCTTTTACTATACAACCTCTCATATCACCGTTATTCTTATTAAATCGACATTGTGAACATTGAGGATCACAAACACATGGTTTATTGTTTACAACCGCAATAGGCTTGTTTTGAATTACTATTTGCATAACTTCTTTTTCCCATTTTTCAAAGTTTTTCATCTTTCATCACCCACTCTTTCATTAATTCAACTCTTTTTTCTTGATCACAAAGTGTACATTTACTATCACAAAGACCGTTTCTTATTAACAAGAAATCGCAATTGTGTATTTCTTCATCATAAATTCTGCACATTTTATCAAGTGCCTTTTCCAACCTTTCAATCTCTTGCTTATCTTCTAAAAGATAGCCACAAGTAGTATCAATATCTTCATGCTTGATGTATTTGATTGCATTATCATTAGACATTGTTTTCATATGTTGGAACATAGATATTAGTTGTCCTCTTGTTTTAGTCATTTTCAACCCTCCAATCTAGCGCTTGACCGCAATCCCAACAACATCTAGTTTCTTGACGTTCATTCATGTAATGTTTTAGTAATGCATTCCCACAATTTGGACAAGTATAGGCATCTTCAGTTCCAAAAAGCCTATCAAGTAAGGAAATTTTCCCTAACTTGTTTTTTATCGGCTTCTTAGGTGTCGCTTTATCCACTAATTCTTGTAATATGTCTACTTCATCACCGCAATAGCGAAATTTAATAGCGGGAGTTAAAGGATATTCAATAGTTTTTGTTGTTTTTTCTTCAATGCTGTTTAACGCTTCTTCATATTTATTCATTTATTTCACTCCTATTTCGTTGGTTTAAACTTAATCTTATAAATACTGCTTAAGAAATCTATTCCTTGTTGAGTTACATAATAGTAACTTCCTACAATAGCATTGGAAGCTTTAGCAGCATATTCCCATTTAACTAACTTTTCCCAGCTTTCTTTATCTTTCCCACCTGCACAAAAGTAGTTTCTATAATACTCATGCACTCTTTGATTTTTTCTAGTCTTAGTAGGATCAAATCCTATAGCATGACACATATTGTCGATTTCAAATAAAGCATCATCCATTATAACCACCCCAATTCTTTAACTTGTTCCTTGATTTTCATAATTCCTTAACCTTTCTTAATCTTCTTTATTTCAATTCCAACTGTTCTTGCTTATGCTTATAATCGATACCAAGTACATCATAAGACTCTTTAAAGTATTCAATTACAAACTTTCTTTTTGCATCAGCTAATAAATCTAGTTCCTTTTTTGTTTCACCTTTCCAGCTCCTATAAGGGCATCCCATGCATCCAGTTCTCGAAACATGATCATAAATTTGTGGTATTTCAATGTTAAACTTCTTATAGATTTTTTCTAATAGCTCATCACTTAAATCATGCAAAGGGGTGAATTTTTTATCTTTTGTAAAGCAACTTTTGTATTGAGATTTTCTCATGTTGCTCTCCCCTCCTCTAACGCCCAAAATAGCTTTTTTACCACTAATTTTCTCATATTCTTTGAAAGGCCTCTTTTTTAAAAATGTACAGCATTTTGGAGATACCTTATGTAGTTTGTTAGATAGCAATAACTCTTTTGCTGTTTTATTCAATTTGAAGAGCGTATTATATTTAATTTCATTCTTACCAGTAAATACATATCCATGAACATGCATCATTAACGAATCCGTTCTACATCCATTTTGATACCGTGAAATATATTCATCTTGTATTTTTGAGAAACATGGACTGCCATACTTTTTCTTTATTTCAAATGGTTTCATTGATGGTAATAAAATACGATCAGCATTTTCTAACATACGTTTTAAAATTTCTTGGTGCTCCATGTACGTATTAACTGATACAATTTCAATTTCATCATCATGTAAATACTCTTTGATAAACCAATATAAGAAATGACTATCTTTTCCACCGCTATAAGAAAGATAGTATTTACTTTTATCAATTTTCTTAAATTTGCTTTCCAAATCTTTTAAATAAAAATCAACTTCATCCATTTTTACTAAAACCTATTCCCAATGTAATCAAACAAACTCGGTTGATCTTTGCACATTCTCAATGAGCAACGTTTCTTGTTTGGATTGTAGTATTTACAGGTTGGACATTTCTTACGATCTACTGGCTTTGCAATATCTTCTTTTCTCATTTGGAATCACCTTCATTTACTGGACTATGTTCTAAATTCCACTCACTGGGTGCTTTACTCATACATCTACAAACGGGATCAAGCTTACAATCTTTACACTCATCATGAGAGTAACAATAATTTTTAAGAACCTGTAATGAGATGTACTCATTGATGTTAGTTGTTTTAATCATTCCAATTCCTCCAATCGAATATATATACCTGGTATTTCCGCCCAGAACTTTTCAATCAGCTCACTGGCCACTCTGGAATCATTCACATAGAACCCCAACTTCTCCATGATGTCTTTCAATGACTTGTTTAGATCATCCGTATCAGGCTTGGTATGTTTGTACTCTCCATCATGATGTTTACCAGCAATTGGAAAGCACCACCTGACAATTAATCTTAAAGGCCCATCAAAAGGCTTATCAGGAATATGCGGTATCAAATGAGCTTTGAGTTTTTCCTTTGCAGTTTTAAGTTCTGGTGGATCATAAAACTTTTTAGTACCCATGTTTACCTTGTGCTGTTGAGCAGTTGTTGTAGGTGGAATCATAGGCATAAAAAATTCAATTTTTCTTTTTTTGTTTTTCTCCATTTTTTAACTAGGGTGCTCTAGGTTTGGTGCCCTCTAGCGTGCGGGGTGAGTAGTCGTCGTGCGTAAGCTGTCGCACGACTCTTACCTCCGCGTTAGAGGGGGTGCGACCAAATATTTATATATATTTATATATATAGGTCCGTCGCACCCACCCATGCGACCGTGCGATACACCATGGTTCGTCGCACCCTTTAATCATCCTTTCTTTTGATGTATCTTTTGCCATCTTCACCATAGAAAGCTTCAAAATTTTCAGCTAAATCTTCATTCCTTTTTTTACCTTTTCCTAGCCATCCAAGTAATGTTTTGGGAGCTGTATTTAACTTCTCTGCAAGCTCTTCGGCAGGTACTTCTCTACCTTCTATTTCAATGTTTGAGAACTCAATTTCAAACTGATTTACTTTCTTGTTTTTATTTTTTTCAGCCTGTTCCTGTCTCTTTTCTTTGGCCTTTTGCCATTGAGGTTTGACATCATCAGGATCAATATCTTGAAGAACTCCGTCTTGATCAACGACATGTACTGGATATTCAAAATAAAGATTTACTGGTGGAAACTTAGAGAACTCTCTCAACGTTCCTTCAATTCTCCATGCAGTAATTGATGTAGCTTTGTCCCTTGCTTCATTTACAAGCGTATCCAGTTCTTTGTAGTAATCATGGCCAAATTTGCTTTTACAGAAATCAATCATGATACTTTGAGAAAGAACATCATCTTGTGAAAGTTCATTTAACAATTCAGGTCTGTTTGCTCTTAGATAGTCAACACAACATTTACAAGCACTCATATTTCTCAACTGTTTGTAATGTGTTTCATTTAGATCCAATTCAATCAAATCAAGCAATGCATCAGGATCACGTGCAAATACTCCTGAACCACTGGCACGGTCCATACTTCTTTTTCCGCCTTGTGAACCTTTAGAATGGTGATGGCAGTAAATAACGGATGTACCTAATTCATTACAGATCTTGTCGAACTGGTTACAGAAGTTGGCCATCTGGTCCGCACTGTTTTCATCACCCGTAATAACTTTATAGATTGGATCTATGACTACAGCTATGTAGTCTTTTTTAGATGCTCTTCTAATCAATTTAGGAGCGAGTTTATCCATAGGAATAGATTTACCCCTTAAATTCCAAATATCGATATTAGTAAGGTTATTTGGCTTAATACCGAGTGCATTATAAACATCCTTGAACCTGTGCAAGCATGATGGTCTATCAAGCTCCAAATTGACATATAATGTTTTTCCTTGTGCGCATTGCCAGTTCAACCACTTCTTTCCTTCAGCAATGGCAATACATAATTCTATAAGCGTAAATGATTTACCCGCTTTAGATGGCCCAGCAACCAGCATCTTATGACCTTGCCTCAATATTCCTTCAATAAGAGGTGGAGCTAACTGCGGCAAATTATTCCAACATTCAACTAAAGATTCAGGTTCGGGCAAATCATCATTGATGCTTTCAATCCATTCGTACCATTCATCCCATGACTCCTTACCAATATTGGTGTCAACCAAGAATTGTTTTTTACCATTTCTGATAACCCCTGGCATCCTTGATAAACGTGAGGGATTTCTATTTTGTGTATCTACATCAAGACCATTCTTTTTACAGATGTTGTAAAGATAATCAACACGCTTACGATATTCTCTCATATCATTTGCTTCAATTCTTACGATTGCATGAAGGCTTTTACCTCCTGAATGAACCAAACATGCTATCGGCAATTCCAATTCTCTCAATACTGTATTCTGTTCAGCTATTGGCATTGAGTCACTTTCTACAAGAGCATACTTAAAATCCGTTACATTTGAGTTCTTACAGCCTTTTCCGTCTAACGGGTTAAATCGTATCCATGCACCCGCTTCTTTGTTGTAATCGCCTAAAACAGCCCCAATATCGCCATCACACTTATTTAACTGTTGTATGAGCTTTCCTGCAGTCCTGTCCCAACATCCCTGAGTAGGTAAATGCTTTTCATCTTTAAGCCATGTCTTTGTAACATAACCAACATTTTCAGTAGAGTCAAACAGGATTTCCAAATAAGTAATAAGTTCATTGACTGGATTCCAATTAGTAGGCTCTCTTACTTCTCTACCTTCTATCCAGTTCTTATCGATAATGACCTGTTCGTCTTTTTCAATAACATCATCCCAATCAAGTTCATGGTCACTTTCTTGGTTTATCATTGGTGGAACCCATCCCTGATTTCTAGCATACTGAACTATGGTTCCACCCGTTACACCAGAACCAGTAAAAGAATCCCATTTTCTGTAACATTCATTTTTATGGTATCTTTTAGAATCACGTTGACTCCATGAATCCCAGTCACTAGCGGTATATCCTTCAAATTTAAGTGCCATACCAACACAGCACCATTCCTGATAATCAAGAAGAGAAGGATCAATATTATTCAGTATTTCTAATAAATCAGTTGTATACTCCACTTTTAATCTCCTTCTTTATATGTTGCAGGATCTATTCCATTAGGAACTCTCCACCCTGAAGCAGCTATTCTATTGATTAACTTTCTAGCCGATTCAAAAGACCATGTTCCCACTTGTTTGAATCCTTTGTTTTCTAACAGCCTAATTTGTTTAGGTGTAGCCAATCCTTCTTCTTGTCTTTTATGCAATCTGTCTAACAGCAAAGTTGCTTTTCCAGCATTGTCGACACTGTCAGGATAGATTCCATATTTTTCCAATGCCTTTATTTGTTTTTCACTTGCTGGTGCCATTTCCCATCCAAATGATGGTGTGTAACTTTGTAAGTCTTGGTCCATAATACTCATTTCAAACTGTAATGGATCAACAAGTTTTCTTTTGCGTTTTCTCATTTCAGCAAGCTGTTTAGCAAGCGATTCCTCTCTTTGAGCAATGACATCACTTTGAGCTTCTTTTTCAGCATCCTCTATATCTATTGCTTCAAGTACATCTTCAGGAAGTGATGCACTTGCTTTATCTTCTAAATTCTTTGTCATCTGTTTGGCCACTTCATCATTTTCACAAATCAAGTTGGCTGGATGACATAATTCATGGCGTTCCGTATGCCATAAAAAATCAAGTAGTAACAGGTGATCCTTGCCTTCACATAGACGAGTACCACGACCGACCATTTGTGAGTATAAACTTCTCACTTTCGTTGGTCGCAAAACGATAATGCAGTCAACACTAGGGCAATCCCATCCTTCAGTTAACAGCATTGAATTACATAAGACGTTGTATTTGTCATTTTCAAAATCTTTTAATATTTCCGCACGATCCTTACTGTCTCCATTGACTTCTGCAGCCTTAAATCCATTAGAATTTAAAATATCTCTGAACTTTTGAGAAGTTTTGACTAAAGGAAGAAAAACAACTGTCTTTCTATCTTTACAATACTTTTTCATTTCCTTTGCTATCTGTTCAAGATAAGGATCCAACGCAGTTCCTATATCACTTACCTTGAAGTCACCAGACTGAACTCCGACCCCGGACAAATCCAGCTTTAGCGGTAACGTAAGTGCCTTTATAGGTGTTAGATACCCTTCTTTGATAGCTTTTGGAAGTGTATACTGATAAGCCAGACTTTCAAAGAAGCTTCCTAAATTTTTCATATCTCCTCTATCAGGTGTAGCCGTTACACCTAATACTTTAGCGCTGTCAAAATATTCCAATACTCTTTGATAACCATCACTTAAACAATGATGTGCTTCATCAATAATGATCGTGTCAAAATAATCTTTTGGAAACTGTTCTAATCTCTTGGTTCTTTGTAATGTTTGTACCGAACCAACAACAATCCTGAACCAGCTTCCAATACATGTTTCTTTTGCTTTTTCCATAGCACATTTAAGTCCTGTTGATTTAGCAATCTTGTCACTTGCCTGTTCAAGCAGTTCCCCTCTATGTGCCATAATAAGAACTCTATCCCCAATTTTTACGCAGTCTTTGGCAACCTCAGCAAAGACGATTGTTTTTCCACAACCAGTAGGCAAAACAAGGAGAGTCTTTTGAACTCCCTTGTTCCATTCTTCAAATATAGAATCATGTGCCTCTTGTTGATAAGGTCTTAACTGCATTAGAATTGTCCTGGATTATAGTTAGGTGTTGCTTGTGTAACTGGCATTTCATCTTTTGGATAGAATTTTTTGATTTCATTGTATTCATTGCCATTGTAAGTTCTTGTACCAATCTTACAGCGTCCTGTTGAACCAGGAACCATTGGCCAGTTCATCTTTAATGGTTCATCTTTTCTCTTTTGTCCAATTCCTCTAAAGAATTCACTTAAGATTCTTTCAACTTTTGTATGAAGTAATAATCTATGTTTAATGATGACTTCTTTACCGTTATAGTTGATAGCAATACTTACGATTGCTTGATTACAGGCCGACATCTTTTCAGAGCCGTTGAATCTTCCTCTTTCATAACTTTTTACAGTAAAGTCATAATCACCTGCAGGTAAGATAATGAACTCACTTTCTTCTTGGATGGTATCATCCCATCCTAATTCATGACCTTCCATCATTCCGTTATTCATCCCGTTGTTATATGCATCCATTTAATCATCCTCCTAAAACGCTCTGATATTTTCGTTAATAATTTTTAATACTTGTGGCCAAGCACCTATTAATACTCCATTGATAAAGTTTGGATCATAATTATCAATTGGTGTGTCTTCAGGATAATATCCTTTGAAGCTGACCGCTTTTCTAACTTCTTCTTCAGTTACAAGATTTTGATCCATTAAATCCCTCAATGGTTTTGGAATCATACTTTGTACAGTTTGTTGTACTGAAGCTGCATTTACAGTAGGTGCTGCTTCTTGAATTCCACCTGTTTGTAATTCCTTATCTACTTTGATTTCCTCAACTTTTGGTTCTTCTCGAGAAACTGGAGGAACAGTATTCATAACAGGTGTAGTGTTTACTACTGGTGCAGGTGCAACATTCTCATTTGATTGGTGAGCAAATAAATGAGCGATTGCTCCAAAATCAAGTGGCAGTTCTTCAGGTAATCCATCCCTATTCTTTGCGTCCCAGCAAGGGTGATGTGATGTATACATGACACGTTGACCACCTTGTGCCTTATGCTTTTTACCTTTATCATCTACAGCCACGCTGAATGTTTTGTAGTTTGCAAATAAGACCATGTCTGCCCACTCTTTTGTAAGAGGTGCAGTTTGTGCTGTTGTTTTCTTTCCAAGCTTTAATTCATAGCGATCGTAAGCACCCATTTCATTAGGCTGTTCAAATTTACGAATAGTCGCATGAGCCGTTAAAAGAACATTGATATTGGCCACATCTACGACATCTTGGAGAAGATTAAGAAATCTTCCCCATTCTTCAGCAATATAGGTATAACCTGTACCATATCCAAATTCTTCTACACCTGATTTACCATGTTTTGCACAGATAGCTTCCGTACATAATCTTTCCGCCCAGTCGGCAGTATCGATAACTAGTGTTTTACAGTTTCTTTTTTGAATGACTGATTGAACTTCCGCAATCAGCATTTGCCAGCTCGTTGGCTTTGGTAATCTTCTTACATCATATTTTTTAGTAGATCCTTCAGTATCAATAAATAAAGGATCTGGAAATTTCATTGCAAAAGTTGTTTTACCAATTCCTTCAGGACCATAGAAAACAACTTTTTGTGCTCCGTTTATTACTCCTTCAGTAATTTCAAAATCCATTAGAATTCACCTGCTTTCCATGTTGGTGTTGTGTTTTCACTTACTGGTTGAACGGGCTGAGAAGTAACATTTTCTTTTACATAGCCATCTTCAATAATCACTGAACATTCATCACCAGTAGATACTCTTGTTGCAATAGCTTGCAGTCCTTCTTGTTCAAGCCATGCATTGAACTCTGTTAGAGTTCTTAAATCCATTTGTTCTAGCTTGTCTAATAAGACAAAACCGCAATCAGGATTTAATTTACGAACGATAGCAGTAGAAACTCTTAATTGGTCACTTCCGCTCATGCTGTCCCATTTCTTTCCTTTGTAAGTCAATTCATTATCTTCAATACTTAATTCAGGCAATGGTAAATCCGCATTGTTCAATAAGTCATATTTTTGTTTACGTACATCTTCAATTTGATTTGTAAGGTTGTCATATTGTGACTTATATCCTTTTGCTTCTTCTTCAGCTTTTTCCTTATCAAGATTTGCTCTAACCTTGCGATTTGTTTCTTCAATTTCAGCTAGGTTCTTTTCTAGTTCATCAGTTGATTGATCCAATAAATCTAAAGCATCTGTCTTGGCCACGCTTAAATCATATGTAGCCTTGTTCAATTCCTCTTTCTTTTGATTTAGCATTTGTTCATAGCGTGCTACTTCATCCGTTAAGGTTTTGACCTGATACTCATATTGAGTAACCTTTTCTCTTTTTCTTTGGTTCTCACCATTTTGAGCAAGAATAGCCTGTTGCTGATTGATTAGGTCTTGAGGACTTACCAAATCCTTAGGTGCATCTTCAAAGAACGGTTGTTCCTTAGCAAACTTAGCTTTTTGATCAGCAATACGACCTACTGTCAATCTTTCCTGATAAAGCTCATTTTCTTGTTTTTGATAAACAGCTAATTGATCTCCAACTCCGATGATATTTAAAAGAACTTCCGCCTTTTCCTTGTTTGTCTTGTTCATGAATTTTGGTAAATCCAACGCAAGCTGTTCAATAAAAGAATTCAACAAGTTTTGTCCTGCTTTCTTACCGCTAGGATCAGTAACTTTTAAAGAACTGTTCTTTCCTTTTCTTTCAACGATAATTCCATTGCTTAATGTAACTTTTAAAACTGGTGGAATAGTTGAGCCTTCTCTTGCAGCGTTGCTGGGCTTGTTTTTATCTCCACCTAAAGCCCATGCGATACTGTCAAGTACCGAAGTCTTACCTTGGTTATTGTCCCCACCAATAATAGTCAATCCATTTTGTGTTGGATCAATCTTAACTGCTTTGATTCTTTTAACGTTTTCTAACTCCAATGCATTAATCTTCACTGACATCTTTACTTTCCCCTTTGTCTCTTTCTTCAATTTTATTTTCAATAAGTTTTATTAATGTACCCGTACATTTTTCGAACTCATTTATTGCTGATTCATAAATATCCTTTACTTGTTTTTCTGAAATACCGTATGCTTCACTTAAGAAATCACTTCCGCTAATTCCTAATCCTGCATCCATTTCAATAATAAGATTGCCATCTTCATCATAGTGAGCTGTTGAAAGCAATCTGATAACGTTTAATTTAGGCTTTCCTTCAGGTTCAAAATTTAAATCTTTTCCACTGATTTTTACTACTTCAATATCTTTTGCACCCGCATCTTTAGCGGCTTGAATAATACTTTCTAGAAATTTATCCATTTTTATTTCTCCCTTTTGATGTATATTTCTACTTGATATCTTTCTTGTTTTGGATATTCACTAAAGATATCAATTTTGTTTCCTTTGATAGCTCCTCCGCAGTCTTGAGCTAGATATTCTTTTCCATCTATCAAAACTGTAGAACCATAAGGAATGATTGAAGGATCTACCGCAATGGTTTTACCTTCTTGTGCAATTACACCTGTAGAAGTTAAACTTCCATAGATGTCTTCTCCTGGCCAATAATACGTTATGGTAAACTGGCCAAGTGCTTTTCATTTAGAAAGTTCATCAACTTGTTCTTGTAGTTGATTTCTTTCTACCTGGATACATTCATACATAGCTTTGTACTGAACATATTCACTTAATTGGTTTTGAGTTTCTTTCAACTCTTGCTTATATAACTCCATTTGTTTGCTTTGTTCTTCATAAGCTGCTTGTGTTGATTTTGCTTGAGCATAACCAGTACCACTAAGAATCAAACCGAAGACACAAAGTCCAAACAATGTGACCTGAGCTTTTTTAGTCAATCTCATATTTGCAATTCCTCCCGAATTTGTTTATAATTTATGTGCTATGTTGTGTGTCCTTTTTTCAAGGGCACTTTTTTCATTTAAAGAATTAAGCAACGCAATAATCAATTGCTCACTAGGACTTCTACTAAACTTGTTCATGTAGTCCTCGAATGCTTTTCTTGGAATGTGTACGTTTCTTCTTTTGTTAGCTATCGCAACACTTCCTGGAAAGCATCCTTGTTGAATTGCATTGATAATGAATTCTCTACTCTTATGAGTAATCTTCATAACTTCTTCAACTGAAATGTTATTTTCATCCATGAGCTATCCCTCCTTTCTATGAAAAAGCCAATTCACTTATTTCATCTGACAACTCAGCAAATTCAACACTTGAAATCAAATCCAACGCACAAGCAACTTCAATAATTGCTTTCACTCTGATGTATTGATCAGAAACATGTGAGCATTCACTTTCAAATTTAGCCATCTTTAAAATAACTTCTTTTACTAAACAATTTTTAAATTCTTCTTTAGCTTTTTCTTTACATTTAACAAGCTTTTTTAAATACTCTTTTTCATTTTTGATTTTGAGTTTAATAATCTCCACTTGATCTTTTTGATTCATAATCTTTCTCCTCCCTACTACTGACCATCAAGGAACCAACCTCGTGTTATTTAAAATGATTAATTTCACAATATTAGGACCATCTTTATTATTTGATTTATATGACTTTTTTTATTTGTTCAGGAGATGAGATTGGCTCCTGGATGATCAGTAATTTATTTAGTTGTTTTCGACATCTTTCATCTCTTTCTTTATAATTAAGTTATCAATGCTCCCCAGTATTGAAATCTAATTAGAAAGCGAGATGAGACACATTGATTAAAAATACAAAAGAGTTATACGATGAAACATATAAACTTCTTAATGTAATTAACAATAATCCTGCAGATATCAGTAATCACCTATCACAAATAGATACCCTTGATAGAAATAAAATCATTAATCTTATAAATGAGTACAAATTAGCTTTAGGATTTAATACTTCTACAAATATGGCTGGTAACTTTACACTTACCGTAAAGCAAAGTATCAGCTTAAGTGCTCATGGTTTTAGATTCTTATATTTCTATGAAAAATATCATGACAGTGATCTAGATATTATTTCTTTGCTTAGTGATACTACTGGTTTAGTAGAAAAAATAACCAGCAAAGAACAATTTTCTAATCTTAAACAACTTCTTGTTATTATCGTAACTGCGCTAATAACTTCTTATTGTTCTACATTATTTTGATATCTTGACTTATATCTGCTTTATTTAATGGAATGTCTAAACTTACAACAAACATTCCATTTTTTCTGTGTATAGACATATCAAGAACAACCTGTGTAATGTCCATGCCGTTTAAAAATACTTTTGTTTGCTGTTCATCAACTTTAATAACAACACCATTTTCCATTCAGCATCCCCTTTTATTCTACATTTTGTAGATTTGATTCTAAAAAAATAATATCATTTACAGATACATTTAAAATTGTTGCTAATTTATCAGCTTCTTCCATGGTGATATTTTGAGGTTTTTCTTCCATTCTTGCATAAGTATTTCTATGACAACCTAATTTATTTGCCATGTACTCTTGTGAATATCCTCTTGCTCTTCTAATTTCATCAAGTTTCATTCGTGAACTCATATTGTCACCTCCTCTTTACGCACTTTATTCTATCCTACGTTTTGTAGAATGTCAATAAAAATATGCAATTTGTAGAATTATTTTTGTGATTTGCTTTATTTATTCTACAATTTGCATTATAATAGTAGCGAAAAGAGGTGTTATAAATGAAAACACAATTTGGTACGATTGTTAAACAATTACGTGAGAAAAAAGGAATGGACCAAAAACAACTTGGAGAAATTGTTGGTGTAAGTGATAAAACTGTTTCATCTTGGGAAATCAATAGAACTGAGCCAAAAATGGGAATCGTTCAACAACTTGCTGATTATTTTGGCGTTTCTACTGATTATTTAATAAAAGGTAATCAAGATGATACCATATATAAAAAAGTTAACATTGATTACACTAGTGTACCTTTATATGACTCTATTTGTTGTGGAGATGGTGGCTTTGTAGATGAAAAAATAATCGACATGATTCCAGTACCCAGCAAAGGATTGAATCCCCGTGCTGAATATTTTGCACAATATGCTAAAGGCGAAAGCATGAAGGATGCTGGTATCAATGATGGAGATCTTCTTATTTTTGAAAGAACAGATAAAGTTGATGATGGAGTTATTGGATGTTTTTGTGATGAAGATAATGTTGCTACATGCAAAAAATACAAAGAACTTAATGGAATAGTAATGTTGCAACCTATGAACATTGAATTTGAACCAATTATTATTGATCCATTAAATGATAACTTTAGATGTTTAGGAAGATTGAAGAAAGTCATTAAAGATTTTGATTGGGAGGATTAATCAATGGGATTATTCAATAAAAAAGAATTGAAACGTATTGAAGAACTAGAAAAAGAAAACGCTGAATATCTTTCTAAAATTGAACAATTAGGTGCAAAAGAGCTATTTGATATTCAAAACGAAATCAAAGAACTTCAACAAACTAAACTTGATGTAGAAAAAGATATTCAAGAAAAAAATGAAGAATTGTTGGATGTTAAAAGAAATATTAATAGCGCAGTATTTGAATTAAGAGCAAAAAAAGAAGAAATCAATCAATTAGATTTGGACCTTGATGTAATGGACTTTGGTATTTATACTCCTAAATACAATTGTATGAATTCTGAAGAATACTCTACAAAAATCAAAGAAAATAGAAACAAACAAAAAGAAATGATAAAAAACAAAACTGCACTTAACTATTTTGATAGTTGGACTTTAGATGGAAATTTAACTAAAGGACGAGCAATGAATAATGATAACATGAAAATGTACTTAAGAGCATTTAATAACGAATGTGATTCATTAATTTCTAAAGTTAAGTTTAACAACTTTGATAGAATTAAGGAACGTATCGAAAAATGTGCTAAGGCTTTAGATAAACTTAATCAAAGAACAAAAATATCAGTTTCTTATAAATATTTACAATTAAAAATTGATGAACTTCATTTAGTACACGAATACAATTGTAAAAAGCAAGAAGAAAAAGAGGCAATGCGAGCTGCAAGAGAAGAAGAACGCGAGCAAGCTAAATTGCAAAAAGAAATAGAAGAAGCTAGAAAATCTATTGCTAAAGAAAAGAAACATTACGAAAACGCTAAAGAAAAATTTGTTCTTCAATTAGAAAAATGTTCAACAGATGAAGAAAAAAATGATATCCAATCAAAAATAGATGAAATAGATGTAAAATTAGCTGAAATAAGTAAGAACCTAGAAAATATTGATTATAGAGAAGCCAACAAACGAGCCGGTTATGTATATGTTATTTCCAACATTGGATCATTTGGTGAAGGAATATATAAAATAGGAATGACACGAAGATTAGAACCTATGGATCGTGTTGATGAATTAGGTGATGCTTCTGTTCCATTTAAATTTGATGTTCATGCTATGATTTTCAGTGATGATGCTCCAACACTTGAAAATGCCTTACATAAAGCCTTTGATGATAGAAAAGTAAATATGATCAATGGAAGAAAAGAATTCTTCAAAGTTTCTTTAGAAGAAATAGAAAAAGTTGTAAAAGAAAATCATGAGAAATTAATAGAATTTAATGAAGTTCCTGATGCTGAACAATATAGAGAAACACTTAAAATAAAAGAATCATTAACAAAAGGAAAAAATATTGATGAGTAAAAGAGAATTATTTAAATTTTTTTGTTATATGTTTCTAGCGGTATGTTTAATCGCATTAATAATATTGGGAATATGTTCTTTTTTCTATTATCTAATACCTATTGATTTTCCAGGTACAGTTGGTGAATGGATAACAGCACTATCTACGCTTGCTGGTGGAGCTTTAACATTAGGCGGTGTTTGGTGGACAATCAACAACACTAAAGAAGAAAAAAAGAAAGAATTATTTT